GCCTTGAGGAAGCCGGCTTCGACGAGCTGGCGCACGGTCTCGGCGAAGGGCGAGATGCTGGCCGGCACGAACTCCGTGCGGGCAATGAGCTGGCCGTTCTGTGCGAGGATGGACTCGGCGCGGGCCACGGGAAGCCCGGAGTAGTCGTGCGCGAAGAGCACGACCGGATTCCGCCGGTAGTTGTCGAGGGACCAGCCGGCTACGGCGATCGTGTCGCGGTCGCGGTCCACTGCGCCCGTGGAGATGGTGAAGGTGTACTTCCCGTCCTCGGCCTTGATCTTGTCGGGGAGGTACTGCTTGAAGAGGGTCAGCTTGTCAGGTGCCGTCCCCGTCTTAGCCGCCGCCTTCCAGTCGCCCAGGTCGTCGCCCATAAGCACCCAGCGGCCCCGGAGCCATCTCTGCTCTCGGGGCCGCTGGCTCGGGCTCGCCCGGTGGTGCGGTGGCCGTCCCTTACGTGGCTATATTACCACAGCCGTCAAGAGGGCCTCCGCCACGCGGAGATGGTCCTCCGTGTCGATGTCCACCGTCCGCGCATTCGGGAGCACCTCGATCCGGCCCCCGAGGCGCGCCCGCGTCTCGGCCAGCAGCTTCGAGCGGGTCACGAATACGGCGCCATCCTCCCTCCACCGCTCATCCGCTGCGGTGAACTCCTGGCGGCGGATGCGCCGGCCGAGGCAGTTGTCCTGCCGGAGGGGCCCCAGCACGAGCTCGCCGGAGTGCCTACTCCGAGCCACCCTCTTCCAGACGAAGTGCAACGGCTCCCCGGTAAAAAGACTATCCGCCCCGGTCTCCTCCAGCCGCCGGATCGCCGCGTCCACAAGCCCCCGCGGCCGCACCGGCACCGTCGCCTGGAGCAGGACCACGAGATCATGCTTCCAGCCCATGACGTTCATCGCGTGGACGAGCACGCTGTCCGTGCTCGCCTCGTCGGTCGCCAGATCCTCCGGCCGCTCCAGCGGTCGAGCCCCGCACCGCACGGCCTCGCGCAGGATCTCTCCGTCCTCTGAAGACACCACGACCTCGTTCACGAACTCGGCTTCGAGCCCAGCCAGCACCGCCCAGCCCACGAGACTCCGCCCGCCGATCCGGCGCAGGTTCTTCCCTGGAAGCCCCTTCGATCCGCCGCGGGCCGGGATGATGGCGACCGTGCTCACTGCGACGGCTCCTCCGTCGTCGGGGGCCGACCGCCTGCCGCCGCCTGTGGCCGCTGCTTCGCGTCGAGCAGATCCGTGGTCGCGTAGCTGTTGAGCGGCACCATGTACACCTCGCCGCCGTCATCGGAGCCGGCCTGCTCGTGCCACTCCTCCTGCGAGAATGCCCACGGCGCGGCCTTCATCACGGCCAGCCGGTGCTCCTTGTCCGCCGGCGTCGTGTCCACGTAGTCGACCACGAGCCGGTCGTCGTACTCCGGCGCCAGCCGGGCCTGGAGCTGCGCGCGAAGCGACTCCCGCCGCGGCTGCACGACCCGGCTCTCGAAGATGTAGTTGCTCACCTCGGCCGTCGCCCGGTTCGAGGACTCCACGATGCCGAGCTGCTCCGGAGGCATCCCCCACGTCTGGAGGATGATGTCCCGCTCCACGTTCCTGAGCCCGGGGTAGACGAGCTGCTCCATCGTCGGCTTCTGAAACTCGTGGATGTCGACCTTGCGGTTGAGGAACATGGCCTTGAACGAGCGGTAGAAGCCCTGGTTCTTCTCGATCCACTTCTGCTCGATCCGCTCGAGCTCGTCCGGGTGGACCCCGACCACGGCACCGCCATCGCCCTGCTCGTAGACCATGGCCAGGAAGTCCGGCGTCATCCGGTTGAAGAACAGACTGTTGGCGAACTTGGCCACGTACTCGTCCACCTGAATCTCGTCGGCAAGCGCCCCGGTGATCGACGTGCCGCGCCCGTACGGGTTAGCCGGCGCTGGGTTGTGCATCCACACGATCTCCGAGTCCGGCACCTCGCCCTGCCATCCCCGCCACGACACACGGTAGAAGAGACGCGAGGGCGAGGGCAGCTCCCGCACCCAGTGCGGCGGGATCGGCCAGAGCCCGACCACGGTCCCCATGGCGTTGCGCTCCTTGAGCAGAAACGCGTCGCCCCCGAGGTCGAGCCCGAGCTGCGTCAGCATCAGCACATCGCGGCCGGTCAGGTAGCCGTTGGGCGAGGCGAGGGCCTCGTACATCGGGTGTTCGGGCGGCACCTCCACCAGCTCGCCGGACTGCTTCAGCCGGGCCATGCTGAGCCGTCGCGCATGGAGTCCCGCGGCCTGGAGTTGGACATCCCGAACGAACTTCCCCGAGGTGCTTCGGCGCGCGTAGAGCTTCCAGAGCGTCCCGGCGATGGCCTCGGCCGTCCGGCCCGCGACAGCGCGCACCCACGGCATCGTCTCGTAGGCTTCGAGCCGCTCCCGCATCCCGAGCGTCGGAGGCGTCAACCCCCCGCTCGTAATGCCGGACAGCATCCGCCCGGCCTCGCCAGTAGGCGCCCCGTTCACGAGCACGCCAGTTGCCGCCCGTACCCTCGCCCAGAGTCCCATCGGTCTACCTCACCGCCAGCGGGTGACTCTGCTGGCCAAGCGCTAGCTCCGTGCAGACATGCACGAGCGCGTCCATCCTGTCCGGCGAGTCCTTCGCGGCCGGGTCCCATCCCGTCATCTCGTCTTCGAGGTGCTCGAACGCTGTCCCGACATGATGCACGCGGCCCGCCGTGTAGAGCGCCGCTACCGGCTCGGCCCGCATCTGCTTCGTCCCCTTCGCCATGATGCCCTTCCAGTGCGTCGCCGTAGCCTCCGAGACCTGCCGGATCACCTTCGCTATGTCCTCGCTGATAGCGTTCTTCTCGAACACGATCGCGTCGGCCCGCCACTTCAGCGCCACCGATGCCGCCTTCTGCGCCCACTGGAACGGCCCGCCCCGAATCGACGCGTCCTCCACGATATACGTGTGCCCGTCCGCGCACGAGGCCCCGACCACGATCCCACACAGGTCACGCAGTCCGGCCACAGACCGCGACGGGTCGACGCCGACCACGATCCGCCGGATCAGCGACGTGATCCCCTCTACTCGGAATCGATCAATGCCCTCCTTCGACCAAAGTGCCGCCTCTGGCTTCTCCAGGACCTCGGCATACAGCTCCTGCCGGCCAATCGTCGTGCCTTCATACTGACGGCGCAGCGATTCCAGCACTTCCGGAGAGAGGTTCGTGTTCTCGTAGGTCGTCCCCTTGACGACGACCACGTCCGAGCGCGGATGCCTCTTCCCGTCATCGCCCAGCGGGCCGAGGATGAGGTTCCGCGTGAACGGGTTATCCTTCGGCGTCATGGTCACGACACCGCGCGGGGCCTTCCCGATCCGCAGCGTCATGTCCAGCATCTCCCACGCCTCGACGGCCCGCGTCCACGACTGCGGCTCGTCCGCCCACAGGAAGCTGCACTGGCTCCCGCGGATGCGATCCGGTCGGTCGGCCGACAGCAAGATCACTCGCGTCCGCACGCCCGTCACCGGATGCCGCGGGTAGACGAGCTGCCCTCGCGTGACCTGGTGGTCCGGGTAAAACCACCGCGGGCTGATCGACATGATCCCCGTCGACCCGGACAGCATGTCGCGCCCCAGCGTCGACACCGTCTGTCCGCAGATCGAGATCCATTCGTGCAGCCCGGATTCCGCGGCCTGTCGCACCGCCTGCGCCCCGGTGAGCGTCTTCCCCCATCCGCGGCCGGCCAGGAATACGCAGTAACGCCACGCGCCGACGGGCAGCCGCTGCTTTTTCCTGGCCCGCGCCTCCCAGTCCGTCTCGAGGGCGTGCGCCACACGCACCCGATCTTGGGGCAACATGCGTTCGAGCACGAACTCGACGTCGGGCAGCGGCAGCCGGGCCACCTCGCGGGCGGCCTCATAGAGGGCGCTATGAAGCATCCTCGGCCTCCCGCTGCTTGAACTGCCTGACGAATTCCAGCGCCCGCGCCACCGTCCCCTGGATCTCCTCTCCCGTCAGCACGTCATCACCGTAGCGCCCGATCCACCGCTTTGCGATCTCAAGGAGCGCCGACGGCTTGCCCTTCCCAACTCCTTCGTCATAGATTCGCTTCGCCGCCGCCGACCTGAACCGCGCGTGCCCGAGCGCGACGGTCGCCTCGAATTCCTTGCGTAGCTCCGGATCGTCCTGTAGTCGGGCCACGAGGCCCAACGTGTGCGCCAAGTCCTCCGCCTCGACCCCCTGCTCGGCCGCGGCCAGCACCTCCGCCCGGTTGTAGGTGCCAGACTTCGACGGCACAACCTGACGCCTACGTCGGCGTGGGTGTGGCTTCCCAGCCACAAACTGCTTTCCCTTGGGCGGCTTGGCTTTATGGGGCAAAATCAGGCCCCATAGCCTGCGAGG